TTCCACAGGTGAAAGACGATGCTTGAAACTGAAACTCTACTGGTCTTGTTTGGTTATGTATCCAACATTCAGTTAAGTTCAGTATATTTATTGCAGAATTCTTATCCCTTGTTCTAAATACGACATTTTTGTTTTCGCAACTCACGCAGTTAGAACAAGTAAATAATCTGTATATCTCTACTCCTTTTGTATCTTTGTAATGCTTTAATGGATTACGACATTCGCAACACTTTTGAGATGTATAAAATTCATTAATAGTTATTGTATCATACTTTTTATGAATTAATTTTCTTAATCCTTTATTGAGTGTAGGCATAGTATATTTCATTTGTGAAGACCTACTCCAATTTCCATAACCAATAAGTATAATTTCTCCAAATGTTTCCTTTATTTTATTCAAAAATGTATCAATACTTTTTTTACCATAACTATATTGTCTAAATTTCATTTTTCTCCAAACTTCTTTCTTGTAAAAATCAGTTGTTTCTTTATTTAACTTATCTTTTTCTACAATATACATTTTAAATTTATCATAATCAACCGATTTGCTATTTTGTATTGATAATCTTGTTTCTTTTTCTATAATTTTATGTTTCTTCTTTTCTTGTAATAATATTCTTTGGTTTCGTTTTCCATAACTTTCTATTTTTCTTTGTGATGCAGTATATTCTAATTTGTTTCCTTTTTTATCCATCATATACACTAATGAATGCTTACCAGGGTCGCAACCAACTATATTTCTGTCTTTCAATGTATCTAATTGTTCTTTGGATAAATCTTCTATTGTATGAAAATCTTGTTCTTGTAAAACAGGAACTCTTGAACCCCATTTCTTATCTTTCAAATCTTTTCTAATAAATAATAAACAACAACTAATTCCATCTGTTTGTATTTGGTTATGAAACTGATAATGTTTGTTCTTGAATATTTTTTTTTTCATATCTAAAAAGTTGCACCATATTTCAGTTTGATTATCTTTTACATTACTCAATAATTCACCTTTTTTTGTTTTATTTCCATCTTTATCTTTTTCAGGACAAAATAAATTTATAATAGAAGCAGTATCTAAAATAATATGTTTTGGAATAATATTGTTTCGTAATGGTAATGGTTGAAATAATTTATTTTCTTGTTTTTCCAATACAGAGTTCATATACAACATTCCGTTCAAATACTCAAATGGTCTAACCTTAATATCATAGTAAATTGATTTTTTGATTTCAGTAGGTAAAATATTAGGAAGATGTATATTTTTCCAATCGTCAAATATTATATCAGTTTCATCTAACGACAAACATTTATTTTTGAATTGAAATAATATTGACTTATCCTCTGTTATTTGATTTGTAGTTTTGTTAATAAATCGTAAAAAGTGTTGGATAAAATGTTCTTGAAAATTGTTATGTAAAGAAGTATGTATTTGTGTTGCTAAATATGGTAATAAAAAAGTAGTGTTTTTCAAATTGGTTTTTACATGGTTCAATAAAGGTTGGTATTCAGTTTTGTAAAATGCATCTAAAACTTCTAAAAGTTCTGTATCTTTTCCTTTCTTTCCTCTATTATCACGACTTCCTAATGTTTTGATACAATACAAAATAAATGTTTCATCTATGGTAGGTAATGGTTGATTTTTGGTATATTTGTCTAAAACATACAAACGAATAAATTGGTAAGTATGAATAACCAAATCATTCATTTCAAAAACTAAATGGTTTATTACTGGTTGTGTTGTATGACGATTTAGTAAAATCGTTTTTAGCGGAATTTTGAGAGTTTTGTAAGCAGATTTTTCATTATTCCTAAATTCTTTGAAATCCTCCTTTTTCTTTTTCTTAACTTTCATTTTATATATATTATAAATATTTTATTTTTAAGTTATTTTTAACGCAAAATATTTAAATATAATTTATTTATAATTATTATATTCATAAATAAATGGAAATACCAAATGAAACAGAAATAAAATATTATTGTGAAGTGTGTAATTATAAATGTTTATATCCTGCACACTGGAAGCAACATATAGAAAGCGTAAAACATAAAAATAATGGAAAAAGAAAAACGAGAAGTGATAAGGTATTAGAACCCAAATGTAAGCAATGTGAATATAAAACAAATAATTTAACTTGTATGAAAGTGCATTGTTTAACTCACCATTCAACAAAAGAAGATAGAAAAAAAGAATTCAAATATTATTGTGATAAGTGTGATTTTGGAACATACGCAGAAATATTATTTACACGACATTGTGAAACAAAGAAACATAATGAATAAACTTAAAAACAATCAAACAATATATATCAATTATGAGGTGGGTTTATATTTTGAGATGCGAAGATGATTATTATTATGTTGGTGAAACTAAAAGATTATATAGAAGATTTTGGGAACATCAAGGAGGCATAGGAGGTTCAAATACATCAAATTATATACCAGATGAAATTGTTGCTATCTATAAAGTTGATACAATTTGTAAATTTATTGATTATAACGACTATGTTAATAAAATTATAGATGGTGTTTGGCACGAAAATTATAAGGGTTTCAAATTAAGAGATTTTAATGATGAATGCGACGAATATCAATATGATAATTTATATGCTGAAAATAATATTGCAGAATGTTTAATGATACATAATAAAGACGAATGGAATAAAATTAGAGGTGGTAAATATACGCGATTTGATATTGAATATAAATATCCTGATAATGATTATATTAAGGATTTGCCTTTATGTAAATGTGGTTTACCTTGTGATATTAAAAAAAATGAAGATAAAAATTATTTATATTTTAGATGTGCCCAAAAAAATATGTGGGATAAATTAAGAGAAGAATTTGATATTGATGATGAACCCTGTAATTTTTTTATGGAATATACAAAAGATAAGCAACTTAAATTGAATGAGAATAAACGATTTGAAGATAGAAATAAAAACCTTAAAGAATTATTTAAGAAATCGTATTGGTTAAAAAATATACAAGAATGCGATAATGATGAACCAGAACTTTGTGTAGGAGGTTGTAATAAAGGATATAATTATAAAAAAGTATCGTATAGTTATAAAGAACGAAATTTATGTTATGATTGCTTTATAGATAAAAACGAAGAGTTAGCAAAAAAATACAATCCTGTTGGTAAATGTCTAATTAAATTATAAAAATAATTACTATAAATATATTATACTAATTATGCCTACTCATAAAAGTAGTGATTACAAAACAACTGCAGTTCAATATTATTTAGTTGAAGATAAAACACAAGAAGAGGTTTGTAAAATATTCAAATGTTCTCCAAGAAGTTTAATGCGTTGGGTAGAAAGATATAAAAAAGATGGAAATGTAGATATTCATTATAGAAAGCCAGTTGCTTATAAAGTTAAAAAAGAATATGTTAAATTTTTAGTAGATGAAATAAATAAAAATAAAACAATCACATTACAAGAATTACACCAAAAACTCAAAGATAAATATAAAACTGCTGATATAAGCACTATGCAACTTTTTAGAGTTATTCGTGATAATAATATTACTTTGAAACTTACAAGAATAAGACACGAACCAACTAAACGATTTGGAAAAGATATTGATATAAACTCAAAAATAAAAGAATTTTATGAAGAAGTCAAAAAATACAAAATAGAAGATATTATTTGTATTGATGAAACCAGTATAAAATCTTTACAAAAACGAAACCATTGTTATAGTAATAGAGGAAAGCGTTGTGTAATAAAAACACAATCACAAGAAGTATTCAAAAAATATACTGGCGTATTTGCAATTTCTGTAAATGGCGTGATACATTGGGATTTATATGAAAAGGGTGGAATAAATACTGATAGATTAATTGATTTTTTGGAGCATAATATTACAAGTAAATTAAGGAATAAGTTAATTATTTTAGATAATGCATCCGCACATAGAAACGAAAGAATAAAAGCATTAGTGAATAAACATAATAATATTTTATATGCTGTTCCATATCAACATTTCACAAATTCAATAGAAAATTATTTTAGTATGTTGAAATCAAGATTACAAAAATTAGATGGATTAAAGTATGAGAACCTAAAAGAGAATATCCAAAAAGTAATAAGTGAAATACCAAAAGAAAAGTATGAAAATATATTTAAGGGTGCTTATGAACGACCAGAAAAATATGTTTCAAAGAATAAAACAATAAAAGTAAAGAAAATATACAAATAATTATTTATAAAAAGGTTTATAAATAATCGGCGTTTGAAATGTTAAAAGGTGTAATAAAATGTCTATTATTACTAACAAATACACCGTACAACAATTATATAAGTCATTATCATCATCTAATATACTATTATTAGATGATGTTCAACTACCAATCCAACTTCCTACTGCTAATCATCATCGTAAATATACTAAAGAACAGATAAACAAAAAGTATAAAATAGAATTCGATGGTCATAATAATCCCCTGCGATATGTAAATAAAAAAACCAAAAAAAATCGGACAATAACATATGAATCGGATATTATTGTCTATAAAGATAAATATAAAAAAACTCATACCTATTCAACAAATTCATTGATAAAAGAAATAAATAATTCACCACTTTATGTGAGTGTTTCTGCACCCGGTGTAGTAGGTAAAATACTAAACGGAAAACCGATATTTAAACGCATCCATAATGATAAAAAAATAATTCCGACAAAAAGATATGGAAAAGTAGGAAAATATTATTTACATATAGTCATTGCGTTATTATATGTTGAAAATGATGACCCTCTTCATCAAACATATGTTGACCATATCAATCGCAATAAACGTGATAATCGACCAGAAAATTTAAGATGGGTCACTCCCAAACAAAATGCTAGAAATCGTTCAAAAAATCGTAGTATATAATAAAAATAAACCAATAAAATCATCCCCCTTTTTTTACGAATACTCATATCGAACCGATATATTAAGGTGTCCATTTATCGTTTTTACAATCCCACGTTGATAAATGATAATTGTCATTTGTATATCTACAAGCATTCGCATTTGGGATACACGCGTCTTTTTTTATTGGGTCACAACTGGTAAAATTCTTATTGGAATAAGAAATATTATCAATAAAACTATTCCACATATGAACTTTTTTATTATAACCGTGTTCGCCCCTACCCCTACCCCCATTATCATTAGTTCTTATTATATTTTCTTTACACTTAGCTATCTTGTTATAGTTATCATTAACATATATTTTTGAATCTTTATAAATTTCACATCTACAATCTTCATATTTGGGGTGTTTTAGATTACATTTTGGTCTTATTTTTTCTAAAGTTAAAAATTTTTTATTTTGATCAAGCAATAGAGTAAACCGTTCTTTGTTTATAGTTAATAAAACATATATAGTAGCAACTATTATTAAAATTATCAAACTATATTTTAAAGTTCTTTTATAATCAAATTTCATTAATATATATTATATAAATAAAATATTATGTTTATATTTTTGATGTTTTAACAAAGTTAGGGTCATATGCAATATTACACATATTTGAACCGGTTTTTAACCATATATAACCTTCATTGCCCCATTCGGTTCCCCAACTATTACGCACTATCCAATAATTTTCTTCTAAATTAATACCAACCGCTTGTACACAATGGTCAACATCCATACCACACGTAGTAATTATTCCTGATACATATGATGACCAACTAGATGCATCTAAACATACTGATATTGGACCGGTTGAAAACATATGTGTTATCATAGATTCTTCGCTGGACAATGAATAATATTCAGCTACCGTAACCTTATACTTCATAGAGTTCGAATTACAGCTTCCAGTATAATCATAATAAGAGGTGTATGGATAATCTGATTCGGATTCAATACCACCCGCAGTACGAACATATTCAAATGCAGTTTCTGTATTTCCACCACCACATCCATCATCAGTTGTATCGCATTGTACAATTTGTTCAGTCGACAGTGTATCATTGGTAGTTAATAATCCTAAACGAATAGAATCAGACTCGATTTGTTCGGTAGCCGAGAAAGCCCAGCAGGAACCACAGTAACCTTGGTCTTTTACTGCTGTGGTATAAATATTTGCCCAATTAATCACTGTTTCATTTCCATTATAGTTATCTAATTCAATCATTACTTTATTACTATTCGCTAGTGGTTTATATCCTAAATAATTCGTTCGAAATTCATCGTTGGATAAATCGGCAAATTTGGTAATACCGTGTAACGCATTGGTATCATTACCATTTCGTTCATCTATCATTAATAAAAAACTACGAAAATAATTATAACGTAAACTAGCTTCTTCGATAGTAGGATAGGTTTTATTATAAGTAATTTTAAAATTATCAAACAAATCAATAATACTAGAATCATCTAGAGATGAATATATAAAACGGCTATCTAATTCGGTGGTTTTGATAGGAGTATATAGACTGAACCTAAGTAAAAATAATCCGACTGCAATAAAACTGGATATAATAAACATATTTCGCATTGAATGCGATTTTGGAGATATCTCTCGTTTACGACGGAGAGGTTCAAATTCACTAGTTAAATTATCAATCGTATGTTGATAGTACATATTTGTATTCATTATCATAATATAATAAAAACTATTTAGATTGTTTTCATTATAACATAATTTACCCTTTTTTCGCTTCGCTTATCAGTCGCTTCGCTTATCAGTCGCTTCGCTTATCAGTCGCTTCGCTTATCAGTCGCTTCGCTTATCAGTCGCTTCGCTTATCAGTCGCTTCGCTTTATAAAGCATTCTTATAATTCACGACATAAGGATTGGATTTTAATACATCATAAATATCACTACTATTTCTATCCATTTGAATGCCTTGATATAAATTATTTTGTCCTTGTAATTGTCCCATATTAGCAATATCTATAATTTGAGCAGGCATTTTAGGTACAACTACACGAGAATTCTTCAAATATTCATCACGATTTACTTCACGCATATTCATATCACTATTTAATAAACTCATATTACCAGGAACCATACGTCCATCAATGGTTGAACTTTTAATATCATTATTGCGTTGATTATATTGTGCTTCATATGATTTCATTTGTTTTTTATCACTACCTGCAACGCCTGCATAATAGAAATCGCCAGTGGTTTGACGAATAGTATCAGTAGGTTGATGTTCAGTGACTTCATAACCACCACCATTTTGATTACGATTTACGTTCAAGTGAAATTTCGAATTTTCAGTGGTTTCACGAATGGTAGGGGCAGGTCTATCGGCAGGATTAAAGATATAGGATTGTGGAACAGTGGTACTAGGATTTTGATAAGGACGTAATGTACCAATGACATTTTCCTTACGTGATGGACGTAATATATCTAATAATGGAGCGACAACCGCAGTTAAACCGTGACCGACTGCACCATAATAACTATCTTGTTTATTTACACTACGATTATTTGGATAAGCGGTTTTGGTTTTTATTCCAAAATCAGATTCATTTGCATAATTACGTCCACTGGCGTTTGCAGGGGTAAATGGTGCTTCTCCTAATTGAATATTATGGGAAGGCATATATTCACCAGGAATATATTCAGCTTCGTTAGCATAGCCAGCACCCCCGATATAGTCACTTGTAGTATGATGACGAGTGGTATCTTTATAAGAGGTGGTAGGAATACCACGTAAAGTTTGTCCTTTTTCTGCACCGACCGTTGTAGTCAAATAATTTTTACCCTTTGTAAAATCTCTTAAATCATTTGGTGCCGGATTTTCAAACATCTCAAAGGAACGTTCAGGACGATTTTTTTCGAAGACACCAATTTGTTTTACGTCATGCATATTTTTGATATAACTATTCGAAGGACCTTCTAAACCATATAACATATTACCACCTGGTTTTGGATTGTTTACGGCACGTAATGCATCAACATTCTTTTCAGTCCATTGGTCACGCATCATCATACCGGAGTTATAACCACCAGAGCCTTCATTGGTATATCCTAAACCTAAACCTGGTGCTACGCGTTGTTCTTCAAATGGTTTTACATTCGCCATACGCATACTAGGAACTACACGGGATTGATAAAAATCACTCATATTTGGAGCACCGTGAGCCCAACTTTGATTTTCCGAAGGAGCAAATAATGGGGCAACTTCTTTTTTTATGATGGTTTGAGAACCTGAACCAACATAATTATCTAAAACACTTTCATTTGAATTTTTATCGGTATATTGAGAGCGCACATTACTACCAAAAAAAGGTACCATATTGTTATGTTGAAAATAACTACCATCCACTTTTTCACCAGTCAATGATAAATATTCTAATCCAGATGAAGTTTGTGAAGCAGTATTACCCGTAGATTCCATATATGTATCCGTATTAAAATACTTATCGGTATAAACACCACCTGCATTATCGTATTTATTGGAAGTGGATAATTTCGATGTTTGTTCAGTTTCACTAGATTTTAAAGGATATTCGGAAGGATAATTTTTATTCGGTATATTGGTATTTGGTAATTCATTTGTAAAGTTCTCGGTATTTTTTTTTTGATTCGTTACAACATATAATAAACCAAGTGCTATTCCAGGGATTGCAATTTCCATTTTTATTAATAATATATAATTATAATACAATTATATAATATTTTCATTACTCAAAACTAAAATAATTTGAATAAATCGAGAACATATGAATATTTAATTTCATTTATTTTTGACCATATAAATAATAATCGGTTGGTTTGATACCTTCAATATAAGGTACTTTGGGTATAAAGGCATCTTTCTCTAAAATTCTTGTTTGAATATTATGTTGAAAATTTAATTCAATACCATTTTGTGGATTTAAAAAAGGGTTCTCCCATCGAGTTTGTTCTAAATCTTTATACATCCAAGCTGGATGACTTGCACGACTTTCTTCTATAAATGGTTGAGAACTTCTATATGATTGAGAACCAGTAGCCACAGCGTGTCTAGTATAATCATTTATATCTACTAAATCTCTATTCAAGTGTCTAGATAAACCAAATAAATCACTCTCTAAAGCAATTGTGTTGGTTCTCATATTTGCACCCCAATGTTGTAAGCGTATATTAGGGTCTTCCAAAAATGGTAAATCTAAACCTTGTCCAGGTGTATTTAATCGGTATCTACCAATAAAGGTACTTTCTTCTAATGTTTTTTGTATTCTATTTGGGTCATCGTGAAATCTAGTAAAAGCCATTCTTTATATAGTTATTATATCCATCGAAAATATTATTGATAGAATAAAAAAATATATAAATATTTGAGAACATTCAATACAAAGTTCTCGAAATGACCAAAATATGTCTAAATATGATTGTAAAAAACGAGAGTAAAATCATCACTCGACTATTGAAATCCGTAGAACCACTAATCGATTCTTATTGTATATGTGATACTGGTAGTACCGATAATACGATTGAAACTATCGAGAACTTTTTTATTGATAAGAATATAAATGGTCTTATAGTGAGAGAACCTTTCCGTGATTTTGCGTATAATCGTACATTTGCATTACAAAGTTGTTGCGAATTACCAAATACGGATTATATTTTATTATTAGATGCTGATATGGTTCTCGAAATCGATGAAACAATGGATATACAAGAATTTAAAAATACATTATCGGTAGATGCGTATTATTTATATCAAGGTTCTCCATCTTTTTTTTACAAAAATATCAGGCTCATCAAAAATCAGAAAGGATTATCTTATTGGGGTGTTACCCACGAATATTTAAATTTACCAAAAGTCACCACTAGCATTACCATAGAAAAACACCAAATTTTTATTAAGGATGTCGGAGATGGTGGTGCGAAACAAGATAAATTCTTACGTGATATTCGATTGTTGGAACAAGGATTAATCGATACCCCAAATGACCCCCGATATTTATTTTATTTGGCGAATAGTTATCGTGATTCAGACCAATATAAAAAAGCTATTGAAATATATAAAAAACGAGTATTACAAGGTGGTTGGATAGAAGAAATATGGCAAAGTTATTATAGTATCGGTAATTGTTATGAATATTTGAATGATATGCCGAATGCAATATATTATTGGCTGGAAGCATTTCATTATAATCCACAAAGAATCGAGAACCTTTATAAAATTATTAAATATTATCGAGAACAAAAGCATTATACTTTAGCTTATCACTTTTATAATATAGCAAAAGAACAGATAAATACGAAAACTGATTGGGACCATTTGTTTTTACAGAAATCGATATATGATTATTATTTAGATTATGAGTTCTCGATTATTGGTTATTATTGTAACATTGATAATAAATTAATGAGAACTACCTCTATGAATATTTTGATGTTTTATAATACAGATGCTACTACATTTCAATCGGTTCTAGATAACTATCATTATTATTGTATAAATATGGAATTGGACATTGAATACATACCCATAAAAAAATCTTTTATTCAAATATATAACGATTTCGAGAACCAGTGGGTTTATTTAACATCAATTATAAATGACGATGAAAAAAAAAGTAGCATACATAATAATATGAAATGTCATCCAACACATATTGAATCCAATGGATTCAAGTGGTATATCGGAAAAATCGTTTCCACAGAAAAATTAAAATTTTTTATGTTTATTGCATTAGACACCAATAAAAAAATACACACATATAGCCCATTATATCCTATGCATTTGTTGTTAAAGTGAGATGATTTATTTCGGCATCTGTGAATGATTTACATATTCCAAAACTACGACGATGCCATTGTGTAATACCGTGTTCCTGTATTCCTTCCAAATGTTTTTTAGTACCATAACCCATATTACTATCTAGACTATAATATAAAGATAATTCGGGGTATTGAGAACATAAATCTACTACATAATCATCACGAGCTACTTTTGCTAGTATGCTGGCGGCAGCAATACCCATATAGTTTGCATCACCTTGTTCAATTGTTATGAATGGTAATTCACTAATGACTTCTTTTTCTTTATCAAACCAGCGGTAAGGTTTAAAATAATTACCATCAATAATGGCCATTGTTTCATTTATACCATTTATTCCATTATGAATCGAAATAAATTCATCAATTGCTTTTTTGATGCAATTATGCATACCAATCATCACAGCTTGTAATATATTAACTTCGTCGATTATTTTTGAATCAATAGCTTCTATGCACCAATAAAGTGCGTGTTCTTTAATATAATTCGATACATCTTTTATCTTGGTTTTAGACGAAAATTTTTTACTATCTTTGATATCTTTACCATCGAAAGAACCATCTTTAGGTAAAATAACACAGGCTATATAAGTTTTACCGAAAAGACAACCACGGCCGACTTCATCAATACATATTTCATATTTATTTTTATTATCGTATATTAATTCTAATAATTTGGCGGGTTCTCCTTTTTCTCGCTTCTTAGTGGATTTAGACATTTCTATAGTATATCAATGTTAAAATATAGAATATAGTTGATAAGAATCAATTTTTTTTACACATATAGTTTATAAGTGAATGAATATTAAATTAACACCTTTTTCAATATTTCTGATATTATTATTTGTTTTAGTAATTTCTATAATATGTTGGAATTGCTTCATTATCGAAGGATTTCCACACGTAGCAACTACGGAAGAAGTGAAAGTTGCGGATGCTACAAACAATACGGCAGCGGCAGAGGCTAAAAAAACTGAATTGATAGCATCAGGTGTTCCAGCGACAACTGTTACTGTTCCACAATCAGCTTCAGTAGGAGCAACATCAATTAAACTTGATAATCCAAACTTAGCTCCAGGTGATGTTATTATTGTCGATGGTAAAAGTTATAAAATTAGTTCAAACGCTATATCTGCTACATAAATTATTATCAATTTAGGAAAAATAAAAAATCAAATATTTATTATGTAATATATATATAATATATAATAACTATAGAATGTCTTATACTTATACGATAAATGACGGTACATCAGGTTTAATGACATCGATTACTAGTGGAAGTACAGTAACCGTACTTAGTAAGAGTGCAGCAGAAGCAGCGGCAGCTAAAGCTAAAGCTACTACCACCACTCCAACTACTACGACTACTCCAACTACTACCACAACTCCAACTACTACCGCCACACCAACTACTCCAACTACTACGACCGACGCAACTGGAGTAATTACCGCAACAACAGATGCAACATCTACTATATCCAAAGATAGTGCAATCTCCGAATATTTTAAGTGGTATTGGTATTGGAAAATAAACGAAGGCCCAACCGAACAACAATTATCGAATGATTATATGTTGAAATCTCAAATTGTACCACCCGTATGCCCAAGTTGCCCAGCTTGTCCTGCTAGTGGAGTTTGTCCAAATTGTGGTGGAAACGGTGGTTGTGGGACATTAGCTATTTCTGGTAATACATTGGTCTCTGGTAATTCCCCTATTGAATTAGTCGTGAAAGATAATCGAAATAAAAATGTCATTGCCGAAACTGGTAAAGTTCTCAATAAAACTGTAGATGCCGCAGGAAATGTAGTAGTAACCACAGTAGATGCTACAGGAAATGTAGTAACCAAAACATTAGATACTGCAGGAGGAATCGTAAATAAAACAGTAGATACTGCAGGAGGAATCGTAAATAAAACAGTAGATACTGCAGGTAATATTATAGGTGGAGCAGAAGATAAAATATCCGGGTTATTCAAATCAGACCCTACCAAATTAGATGATAGACGAAGACAATACCAAGGACAAAGAGAACAAGGACCATATTATGGACAACAAGGTCAATATACATCATATGGCGGAACCGACTCGATAGGAGCAGACAGTTATTCACGTAATTCAACATTATTACCAGCGAGAACTGGTAATTTCTTACCAACAACCGCAGATTTCAGTGCATTCCGAAAATAAAATATTATAATTATAAATTTATGCGTTTAAAATTATAAAAAAAATGATGTAAATAGTATAGTATATAGAATATAAATGGAGAACATAAATTGTATATTTGAAAGGGAAAAAATAGCAAATGAAATAAAACAATTATTAACTGGTTTTGAAGAAAATTGTAAAAACATTACTTTTAAAAAAGGGATATATGTGTATGGTTCTCCAGGTTGTGGTAAAAGTCATTTTGTAAAAAAAATATTAAAAGAACTAGATTATGATGTTATCCATTATGACGCAGGTGATGTTCGAAATAAATCATTAATTGATAATATAACAAGTAATAATATATCAAATCGTAATGTTCTCCAAATGATGACCAGAAAGGTTAAAAAGATTGCAATAGTGATGGATGAAATCGATGGAATGAATAATGGTGATAAGGGAGGAATTACGGCATTAATAAAATTAATAAGACAAAAAAAGACAAAGAAACAGAAGCTAGAAAATATGACAATAAATCCAATAATATGTATAGGAAATTATTATATTGATAAGAAGATACGAGAACTTATGAAAGTATGTAATATATTTGAATTAAAAACACCTACATCAATACAAATGAATAACTTAATGTTATCTATGATGCCGAATATAAAATTATATAAAAAAGATTTACAAAATGAAATAGTAAATTATATACAAGGAGATTTACGTAAAATATTATTTGTAAATGAAATATATACAAAAAAACCCGAATTAATCAATAGTGAAACCATTAAGGATATATTTCATATAAAATCATTCAATGAAGATTCGAAGAAAATCACCCAAATGTTATTGAATAATCCAACGAAAATGGAGAACCATAATAAATATATGAATGACACGGATAGAACCATTGTCGCATTATTATGGCACGAAAATATTGTAGATGTATTATCAGGAAAGCCTAGTGAAAAATCCTACCCTTTTTATTTGAAAATATTAGATAATATTTGTTATGCTGATTATGTTGACCGTATCACATTTCAAAATCAAATATGGTTATTTAACGAGATGAGTTCATTAATGAAGACATTTTATAATAATAAATTATATCACGACTATTTTCCTGAAAACCGAAATATATTTAAACCGAGCGAAGTAAGGTTTACCAAAGTTCTCACCAAATATTCCACTGAATATAATAATATGTTATTTATTTATAATTTATGTCAGCAATTAGATATGGAAAAAAGGGATTTAGTATCCTTTTTTCAAGAATTACGAATACATTATGGAAAAGATTTTATGAATCAAGTGGAAAAGATGAACGATGTAGAAAAGATATTTGAAAATAATGATATTTCTAAGTTGGATATAAAACGAATGTATAGATATTTAGACAAAAATGTTAAGAAAGATATAGTAGATGAATGTGATGAAGACGAATTATAATAGAAATTATATAACCTATCAAAAGTTATATAATTGAATTGTTCATAGGTTTGTAATAGTAAATGGTTTAATCACCTTCTACTGTGACTACAGGAGTGGTTTTATCATCGTGTTCAAATGGTTGTTCAATAATGGTTGCATTACCTTCTTTTTTCACATTGGTGATGAGTTGTAGTTGTAATTTCACCACCGTCTTTTCCAATTCTTTTATTTTTTCGGTTAAGTCGACGATATGTTTTTGTTGTTGTTGCATAATATTTACGGCATCTTGAGAAGATAATTGTATAGGTTCTTGCCCCGGTCTTTGTAAAATGATGGGTCCATTTGCAGACTGTTCTTGTTGAATTTTTTTAATCATTGCATCTCTTTCGGCTTCAATGACCTTTATTTGTGCTAATACATCCGGTTTCATTTTAGGTAATCCTGGTTCATAGCTTAACAAATGTTTATCGATTTTATTCATAAAAAAATCCTTGATGTTTTCTTCATGGCTGAATTTAATAAATGTATCGACCGTTTTCGTGGAATCTTTTAAATAATCGGGATGTGGATTCTCTAACATTTTTCTTTTATCGAAAGTATTATGTTCGTGAGAAAATACCAAAATGGTTTTTAATGGATCTAATTGTACAAAAGGAATGGTATAATCTTTTAAAAAGGCTCTTTCTTCGGCTAAGGCAGCGTGTTCTTCATATTGGGTTTGTTTTAAAAGTTCGGCTTTAAATGCGAATGTACCTGCAGTGGCGTGATTGGGGCCATAAGGACCACATTGAACCATTCTATTTAAAGTTTTGAAATAG